TTAGGATCGGATAAGTATGTGGATAATGGTTCTGCTAAACCTGCAGCCTTTAATTTATATTCGTAGCTATTAGTTGTGTCTTCGATTGGCATTTATTGTTCCCTTGAAAGAATGTATTTAATGTTACTTGGAAAGCCGACTGATTTTCTGACCAGAATCCCGAGCAACATATGCTTGTGATTTCTTTGCAAACCCTTCGACAGGAAGAAAAATCGCAGTTTTCCAGTCTTCTACTGGCACTTTGATAATGCGCGAACGCACGTGGCTATATAGATAGCTTTTCACTGCGGGTTGAACTTCTGGAAACTTAGAAACACTTCCTAATAGTTTCCAGTTTAGACGCATAACTTGTTGCCTGTTATTATGGTAGCGTGATGCGATTTGCCACATTTTATCGAACAGTTTTGCGCGAATCACATAAGGCAAATAGTGAAAGTTAATACCTCGTGCTAAGTCACCTTCTACGCTGAAAATCAGCGCAAGAGGAAACTTATCGTAGAAAGGTAGCTCTTCTTTGTACTTTGGGTCATATGAAAACATATGCATAGCACCGGGCAAAAACATCTGTGTTTGTAGATGTTTTGTTTCGTTAAGAAGATTGGTTTTTGCAGACGGAGAATTACCACCCAGTTGATTGATCTTTGCTTTGAACCAATCGACTGAGCGATTTTGATTAAACCTAGGGTCTTGACGAACTAGGTCTAATATTGACTGCGGAGGGGCTTTTTGTTTAGTTGATGTTACCATTCAACTATTTATTGAACCCGATTTAGATGATCCTCGTGCTGAGGGGCTTAGGAAACGGTTAGCGCGGGATGTGCACGCCAGTGCAGCGCATGTAGTAGTCGCTTGGCCGGATCACCTCGATGGTCCCAGCGTCTTCCTGAGCGCAAACCTCGGCGTAAAACAGGTTCCACGACGACTCCCAGATGTCGTTCTGAAATGGGTTGTTCATCACAGCGCCGTTGCCGGGGTCCACTGCGTTGGGCGGGCTCAATTGCCCATTCTTGTACACGCTATGGGTGTAGAAGTTGATGGACTGACCTTCGCGGATAGCCGCACGCAGGATTGCGATGTTGCCAGAGGCGGGTCGATCCGATAGGTCTACAGAGCCAGCTTCTAGCTGATGCGATACGCCGTTGATGCCCAACGGGAACGCATTGGTGTAGAAGCACGACAAGCCTCGGAACCATTTATAGCCCAAGCTGCGGAGAGCGCGAACGCCAAAAGCGTTGGTTGTGTTCTTCGGCCACGCGCCCAGGTACTTAGCGGTGTTGTAGCCCATCCCTACAAGAATCTCACGCGCATCTGAATACTCTTTTACAACTGCCGCTTGACTGCCAAGCTCCTGCGGAGTCTGGTGGGTATCGGAGTGGTTGATTACGTCCCAGCCTGCGTCGTACATTTCCTTTGTTCGGCGGTAATCCTCAGCAGTAAGCACGCCCTCCCGTGTGGGTGGAGCCAAGTAGCCGAGGTGGCCCCGCGCCGCCATTTGAGGAAACACCAGCGAGTAAAGGTTGCTGGAGTTGATTGCCCACATATCAAAGCCGATCATCACCTTGGTCTTTGACTTGCCACCCAAAAAGATACCGTGCAGCTTAATGTTTTGCTCTTGCCCACCAGAGGTAAAAACCTGCACGATGGTGGTGGTGTTGGCAAAGCTGCCAGTGCCAGACGTACCCCAGAGGGCGACGTTGTTGGGGCTTTCTGAAGCAACGCGGTCCACATGCGCCACAAGGAACATCTTGCTGTCAGGCGTGTTAGCGACGATGTTGAACTGAAGGGTCTTCCCGTTTGTGAAGCCGCCCTCATAAAAGTACACGGTGATGGTGCCACGAATCTCTGCGTCAGACTCCAGCAGAAGCCCCACAGTTTGCGCAGATGCCAGACTGAACTGTTTGGCTGCTGGCACGTTCCATGTGAGCGTAGAACCGCCAGACGGAACGGTCCATTCACGGCGCTTGAGCCCTCCGCTGAGTAAGTTGGAGTTTTCCGCACCAAGCACGGTGCTACCTCCACCAGAGATGCCCCAGCCTTCATTGAAGGTGGCCAAGGTCTTCCACTTTTGATCAAGGAAGTTCACCTCAAGATTTGGCACGGGAATTTTGACGTTGCCCTCGGGGAGACTCAATGCGCTCTCTCCAGTGAGAGGATTGGTTTTTACCCCAACAAAACCCGCAGCCAATCGATCTGGATCATTGGGATCAGATAAGTATGTACTAAGCGGTTCTGCAAGACCTGCAGCCTTTAATTTATATTCGTAGCTATTAGTTGTGTCTTCGATTGGCATATATTGTTCCTTTAAAAGATGTATTTAATGTTATTGAACTACTTCATCACTCATCGTAAAATATGAGTAACGAAAAACGACTTGGCATGATATTTGTGTTACAGTGTCTGTTGTGTCAAAAGATAACTCTCCAATACTGACAGGAAACATGTTTTTAAATGAAAACACAATATTTGGGTTACTTGCGTTTGTCAGTGTAATTAAAGCACCATCACTGTACAGATCAGCCTCTAAAAATTGCGGTGCAACAACATTAGTTCTCGCCGCATAGCGCTGCATGGTGATCCAGTTGTATAACTCACGGTAGTTGCGCATATTTTCATCAACAATGAACTTAATCGTAAGTTCTTCAAACCGACTATCGGTACCTGACCAAGATTGAAGAATACCTGGGGGTTGTTCTTCAGGCGTCGGAATGTAAATCGATGGTAGATTACATGCAGTCACACGGAATGCAGTTTCTGGGATTCTCGAAAGAACGAAATTAAACGCATTTGATTTTAATGCGTTGTAGTCTTGTTGAATGCTCATTTGGATTCGGTGATGTTATTAGATGTTTTTGAGTAGTTGCCATTATTACCAATTGCAGACTTAACCTGATTTGGATGAAAAACCATGTGTATTGAATCATCAGATTTTTCTTTTAATCCGTCAAAACCTGCTTTCTGAAGAATGCCATTTGCAGTTTCTTGATCGCTACTCATATGTAAATGTTGACGTAAATCACGATTTTTCATACCATTCCACAGATGGTCTTTTAAGTTATAATCAAGATGGTTTTGAACTGCAGAAACTGTTTGTTTTGTCAGTGGTTCATCCATGACAAAAGGTTTTTCCATACGCAGATGTACCGGCATCACATTTGGCGCGGCATTACCTTCAGGTGCAGCACCACGAGCATGAGCGCCTGTTGTTTCGCCTGTCGCATAATCACTGGCGATTTTGTGTGACTTGATAAAGTAGATACCTTTACCCCATTGATTGCCACTCTTAGCACTTCCTGAATTAAATTCCGAAAAATCAGATGATGTACCATGGTAGAACGTATGTGGTTTGTCGTTTTCGTCTCGCAATACTGATTTACCAAACCATTTTTTAAACTTGGCTTGTTCGACTAGTAATTCGGTTGCTTCAGATAATTTCATTTAATTTTTCCTCTAATTTTTCTATTTAATGTAAAAAGATGTGCTATAATTCATTTATCGAAATTCAAGAGAGGTAACGAACATGCAACTGTCCACCAAACTGAACGAACTCTTTGCTGATCTGGATGCAGAAGTTTTGGAATCCTCCAAGCAGTGGGCTGTTGGTCGTGTGCAGGCTCTGAAAGAATTCAAGCAAACTGAAGATTACAAAGAGCTAAACAAGAAGGGCGCATGGGGCGGTGTTTATGACAAGCTGTTTGATATTGCCGGTGGTAAGACTTGGTATACACTCTTCACGCAGTTCTCCGCAACTCAAATTGAGGAAGCTGTTGTGAAAAATTGTAAAGCGATTGCTGAAAGACGTAATGCTGGTATTGCTGCAAAGCTGACAAAGGCCGGTGTGAAAGAAGTGATCAGCGAAGAATTCACTCACAGTCGTGACGGTTTCAATGGTATTTTCATTGTTCACACCGATGCAGGTAATAAGTGTGTTACAATCGATACAATCCGTGCAGGTGGCTACAACATTCAAGCTCTGCATCTCCGTGTTCTGGTAAAGGTAAAATAAATGTTTAATTAATAATCTTAACTGTATTTATTGTTTTTGAAATGTCGAGCAAACCGACGACATTTCTTTAAATTCTGTGTTATAATCAAATTCTCCGAAACTTGAAAGGTAAAATAAATGATTGACTTTAAAAAATTCCGAAATGCTGTTCAAAAGCAATTCAATGCAATGGCAAAAGATGGTGAACTGTTTGTAACAGACACAACCAAAGACGAAATCTGGCAAACCTATCTGGCATCTTTTCCAGAAGGCTCCAATCCTATGTACAAAAATCGTACAGAACATGACTGTAACTGCTGCAAGCAATTCATTCGTGCTGTAGGTAACGTTGTTTCTTTGAAGAATGGTGTCGTTACTTCGATCTGGGATGGTGTTGTTGGTGAGCCTGCTTACCAAGTGGTTTCCGATGCAATGGCTTCTTACGTGAAGAGCAAGCCTGTGGTAAACATGTTCCTGCATTACGAAAAGTCTGCAGGCACCGAAAAGAGTTTTTCTGCTATGGTTGGCGGTGGTGCTACCCAATGGGATCACTTTCATGTGATGATTCCTGCAAAATTTGTTGTGAATAGTAGCAACATTGGTACCTTGCTGCATCAAACACGTGCTAAGGTCGAGACTACAGAACGTGCATTGAAAGAATTGTCTCTGGATGCTGCAGATTCTGTGCTGGAATTGATTGCACAAAACAGCATCTATCGTGGCGAAGAAATGAAGTACCAAGTCAACGAATTCATCACTTTGAAAAAGAAGTGGGATAAGTTGTCTGCACAAAAGAAACAAACTTTTGTCTGGGAAAATGTTTCTACTCTGGCTGGTTCCGTGACTGGTTTCCAAGGAAGCTCTATCGGCGGTCTGGTGGATGATCTGACAAAGGATATGGGTTTGGAAGAAGCCGTTGGTCGATACGAATTCAAGGTTGCGCCTTCAAACTACCGTCGATCTACTGCTCTGGTGACAAAGAAGATGATCGAAGATGCCAAGAAAAAAATCGCTGAATTGGGTCTTGCATCGGCCTTGGAGCGTCGTTATGCTGTGTTGGGTGATATCACCATCAACAACGTGCTGTATGCGAACCGTGACGCTAAATCAGCTATGTCTGGTGATGTGTTTGACCAACTTGGTGCTGCAGTTGCTGCTGTGCCTAAGAAGCTGGATAAGGTTGACGAAGTGGGAATTGAAAAGTTCCTGTCTGATGTGATGCCTAAAGCTACTTCTTTGGAAATCATGGTGGAAAACAAGCATGCTGGCAACTTCGTTAGCTTGATTGCGCCTGAAAACGCAAGTGCAAACCCATTGTTCAAGTGGGGTAATGACTTCTCTTGGTCTTACACTGGTGATGTGGCTGACTCCATGAAGGAAAAAGTCAAGGCTGCAGGTGGTAACGTGACTGGTGAATTGTGCTGCCGTTTGGCTTGGGATTACACTGATGATCTGGATTTCCATATGCATGAACCAGATGGTCACATCTACTACATGACACGTGGCCGACTTTCCAAGAACGGTGGAAATTTGGATGTGGATGCAAACGGTGGTTCTGGTATGATGGATCATCCAGTGGAAAACATTTTCTATGAAAAAGTGTCTCGTATGAAAAACGGTACTTATTCACTGAAGGTAAATAACTACCATCGCCGCTCTGATGGTTATGGTTTCCAAGTGGAAATTGATCTTTTTGGTGAAGTGCATCACTTCGAAACAAACAAAGTGATTGGTAGCGGTAGCACTGTTGAAGTTGCAAAAATCATCAAAGACAAAGACGGTATTCGTATCGAGCCTGTTATGAAGAGTACAGTTTCTGGTGGCCCAAGCAAGGAAGTTTGGGGTGTAAACACCAACACCTTTGTGCCTGTGAATGTGGTGATGTTGTCGCCTAACCACTGGGATGACAAGGCTGTTGGTAACAAGCACTATTTCTTCATGATTGAAGGTTGTGCTAATGATGGTCAGGCACGTGGATTCTATAACGAATTCTTGCGTGAAGACTTGACTCCACATCGCAAGGTACTGGAAATGGTTGGAAGCAAAATGAAGACAGAAAAAGCTGAAAATCAATTGTCTGGAGTTGGTTTTTCGAGTACAATTCGTAACTCGGTTCTGGTGAAAGTAAATGGTAAGTTTTCGCGAATTGTTCGCGTGGTGTTTTAATCGCTAATTATTGAAAAGGAAATATATTATGACCATTTTTGAACGTGCTTCCCGTCAGCGTCTGCGCTTTGATTCTTCCAAGGGTCAATTGACTGTAGAAGATTTGTGGGATTTGCCTTTGTCTTCGGAAAAAGGCGCATCCTTGGATAAGGTTGCCCAACTGATCTACACAAATCTGAATGGTGTGCAGAGCATTTCTTTTGTGGGTGAATCCACCGAAGCAAACACTTTGGATCGTCTGCGTATGGATATCGTGCTGCATGTTATCGATACAAAGAAAGCTGAAAATGCTGCTGCTCGTAAGGCAACTGATAACCGCATCGAAGCCCAGCGTATTTTGGAACAGATGGCTAAGTTGCAAGACAAGGCTCTGGACAATATGACAATGGATCAGTTGCAGGCTCGGTTGAACGAGTTGCAAGGAAAGTAAAATAACTACGGTTATTTGAGAAACCCGCTTCGGCGGGTTTTTTTATGAAAGGGTATCTATGAACAAAGATGACATTGAATTTACAAAGGCTTGGTGGGAACGTACTGTAAACGACCCCGCAAAGCTCACCAAATGGCTCCAGAAGCTGCAACGCACAGAATTGAGTGGATACCATGACCACGTAGTTTTTATGGCGCAGAACGAGGTTTCAGACCGTGAGCGGTTGATTCTTACCAACATTGCAAACGACGAATTCAAGCATAGCAATCTACTCATTGAATTATTTGAAAGTAGAAAAATTCCTGTCAATCCACAAAGCGATCCACGCACATATTGGGATGATGTTTTGTCCATTGTATCTAGCACTGCAGAATATTGTGCAGCCAATTATTTTGGTGAAGCGCTGGCTTCTTATCGATTTGAAATCATTCTGGGGATGTCACAAACTCCAAGTGACATTCGAGAAGTCATTGGTGAAGTTTTGCCTGATGAAATATTTCATCGCGAGACTCTTATGCGACTTGCTGGTGAAGAGGCGATTGAAAAAATAAAAGTATTTCACGAAAATGCTTATAAAAAGCTCACTCGCAAATAAAACTGTGTTATAATTCATTCATCGAAACACAAACGAGGTAAATTATGAATAACAATCCTACTCACGAATGCGAATACTGCAATTGCGATAAACCAGCAACAATTTTTGTCAAAGAACTGGATGCTTGGTTATGCGAAAAACATGAAGATGGTAGTTATAATAGTTCAGGTTATTGCAGTCAGTCTTGTCAATTAGGTTATGGATGCGATGGGAGTTGCTAATATGAAAAATAAAACAACTGTGTATGATGTTATCATGACTGATGCTGCCGATGGTACACAAACACCATATGCTTTGTTTCTGACACGTAAAGCTGCTGAAGCCTTTATTGAAAAAGAGCAAGGTCAATACAGTTCGCATATCAGTTTTGATATTGATTCTCGCACTCTGTATCAAGAGTAAACTGAAATGACCCCAACCGAACAAAAAGTATTTGACGCACTACTCAATGCTTTGGTGCGCTTAAAAATAGAAGTAGTGCTTTCTGATATCCCTTTGGGTTATGTGGAGTCACATTTCAGAGAACATCTTGATAATGCAGAAATTGCTATACTTGCAGCTAATAATGTATCACGATTGAAACCATAACTTAGAAACGAGTATGAAATGAAAAAACCCGCCGAAGCGGGTTTTCAATTTTCCTACAAAGCCCTTTCGGACTTAACCTTAGATCAGGTTTTTAACCCGGGCGATTCTGTAAAAACTATTGGTACGACCAGCTTGGTTCCAGAATGGGTGCTTCGCGATACCGTAGCGCATACGGTAAGCCATCACTGGAGTCATAGTGGTAGGATCAGTTGTTTTCACAACATCCAATGGCACGTATGGGCAGTAGAACAGACCAGCTTGCCATGGGGATTGACCCTTGTGACCAACCATGAAGAATTGGTTTTGGGTACCAGCTTGACCAGCATATGGATCAATGTACACTTTGAAACGCTTGTTCAAGATACCAGCGAAGGTAACAGAACTGTCATCCACGTTCATGGAAGTGCCAGCAGACAATGCAGGTGCGTAATCCAACAGACCGGTCAGAGCCAATGCGGAAGCCACATCAGATGAACAGACGATGAAGTTACCTTTACCCAGACGGGTTTGTTGCGCAATCGCGTTAGCTTCGCGCTCGATCTGGAACAACAGGCCCTTATGACGTTCAGCCAACCAGCGACCATCAGAGTCAGTTGTCAAGTCGAATGTACCAGCAGTGGTAGCGTCTTGTGCGCCAACCTTAGCGATAGAGTACATAGTACGCAGAACTTCGCGGTTAACTTCAGACAACATTTCAGTTGACAGGATGTTGCTCAGTTCAGCATCAGCATTCAGACCATGCAGGTTTTGCAAGTCTTGTGCGAACTCAACAGAGTAACCAGCGCGCAATGCACGGCTACCAGCAGTCACTGTCATCGATTCGATGGACATAGACATTTCGCTGAAAGCGTTAACACCGCCACCCAAGGTTTCACCGAACTGAGTGGTCATTGAAGTACCAGTGGTGAATGTACCAAATTGGTTACCAGCGGTACCAGCGTCTTGGTCAACGAAATCTGCAGTTGGGTCAGTACCAGCGTGTGCAGGAGCAGCAGCACCGGAGAATGCAGTGTTAGCTTCATTGAACAGAGCCTCAGCACCATTCATGGTGCTGTACTTGGAACGCAGAGCGAAAATCAGACCGGTAGGCTGACGCAGTGGTTGAACGCCGCAGATGTCATAAGCGATCATCTGTGGAGCAGCACGGCGAACCATGGAAATCAACACTGGATCGTACTTAGCCAAGCCATCGCCACCAGCACCATTGGAATAACCGTTGGTAGTGTTGACAGGCGCAGCTTCATTCAGCATAGCTTGTTTCTTGAAAATGTCTTGTTCGGTGTTTTCCAACAGAACAGCAGTGGTTTCACGGCGAACGCGATCAGTGATTGGAGCCACATCATCGGCATTCAGAACGGGTGCCCATTTTTCGAGCAATTGTTGTACATTAGGTACGGCTTGAATTGTCATTTTATTTCCTTTAATTGACGAGTTTAATTCGACATATGTATTTATGGTTATCCATATGTCGTTAGTTTTTGACTATGATTACCGAGCGCCGGTTTTCAGAGCATTCACGTACATTGCCATGTTAGGAGCAAGTTTTGTGGATTCCGCCACAGTCTTGTCTTCAACAGCAACTTCCACTACTTCTTCTGTAACTGGTTTAGCAGCTTTCTTAGGTGCAGTAGAACCGAAGTTTTCCAGCACGATAGTCAGTTGTTTTTCATATTGATCAGCAGTTTCAAATTTGATAGATTCGGTCAATTGAACGAAGCGGTCATATTCCACAACGGTCATTTTCGAACGGAACGACTCTAACAATGCTTTGCTTTCGAACTGTTTAATTTGTTCGTGCAACGCAGCTTGAGCAGTTTCTTGTTCTTTAACAGATTCCTTCAATGCTTCAACTTCTGTCAACGCTGTAGCCAACGCATCTTCTTTACCTTCAGGGACTTCAATATTGTGTTCAGCAATTAGCGAACGCAGACCATCCATAAAACTTTCTGTCACTTGGGTATTAAAGTTTGTTTTGATTGCTACTTCATTATCTTTTTGCCATTGGGCAACGGCTTCACTCAAAAACTCATCAATATCACTATTCAATTTTTCTTTGGCTTCAGCCAATTGATCATCAAATTCTTTTTGCATTTCTTCCTGAATAGAAAGAACGCGATCAGTCACAGCAGCTTCAAAAATAGTCACTGCTTGTGTTTTAAATTCATCGGACAAACCTTCAGCTTCCAGCAAAGCAGAAACTTGGCTAGAGACGGTTGCGCTTGATTCTGTAGACTCTTTGACTGGCTTCTTTGCCTTTGTGTCAACAGACACTTTATCCTCTACACCCTTATCTTCTGCAGTTTCAGTAGGCGCATTAGCGGTAACTTCTTCAGCTTCTTTTTTCTCAGCGACTACAGGCTGTGTTGATTCGGTCATTTGCTTTGTTGCAGCAGCCAAACGATCTTTGATAATTTGTTCTAAACTCATGGTATAATTCCTAGTTAATATATGTTTATTTATTGGGTTAAATCACTCGATAAATCAATCAATTCGACCGGTCTTTAACCCAGTCATAAACGCGCTAAACAATTCAATTGCTTTAGCTTCATTTAATGTTTTTTTGTCGTATTCGACTTTTGCGATTTCTGCAATCTCTTGCTCTAACCAACGACCATCAGCAGTTTGAATAAATTCAACACCTTCCATTACTCCGTTAACGAAGCAACCAGCTAAAGAACCGTCTTTAGTAGCATACTGGCCTGATGGGTCACTAACTGCATCAATCGCTGTCATAACAAAGTCATCACCAACATATTTAGTGTTGTTTGACTCTACGATAGAACCTGCGCCACGAGTAGACATACCAATATTGACGCCAGAACGAAGCAACCCCTCGATAATCTGACCCATTGGGGTTTTTAATACTCGCGCCTTACCAATCCAAACATTACCATCCTGAACCATTTCAGTGACCAAATGTGTTGCACGTTCATAATCCACAGCCAATCGTGCTGGGTGATTTAGTTCACCAAGGGCGCGACCTGTTTTGATGTAGTCAGTGGTATACTTATCAATGACCTTTTCCAGTAGTGCCTTCTTATAAACGCGACCATTTTTATTCTTAACCTCAGAAACTGCCATCGGGCCTTTAATATAAAGGTGTTTCTCACCAGAAGCATCTGCTTCAGTGATAAGCGATAGAGGATCGAAGTTGATTTCAGTAATTAACCGTGCCATTTTATTTCCTATTTTGATTATTTATTGTTCTTATAATTTCAATAATCAATATGTAATTTCGCTATAACCTTGCACCTTGCGAAACTTCAAAATTAACGTGCCTGTGTTGGCTAAACTAACCACTACATCACTAGTTAAATTTTCACTCAAAACAGCCTGAATAATTCCATCGGTTTGAAATTCGTAGTTATCATGGATGTGCAAAACAATTTCACCATTACGTGAAACTGTACAATCACCACCGCCTGCAATAGACGAAGAAACAGCAATGATATGTGCGCCTAAAGCAGGAGTACCCAAAGCAGTTTGACCTGTAGATACTAGTGATGCAAGCGTAATGGTATCAGAACCATTTCCTGTCCATTTAACGATCACTTCGCGAGGATCGTTTTTGAGAATTTTTTTAACTAAAGGCATTTATTTCTTATCCGCAAGGTAACCACGAACACTTCCCTTCATATCGGGAAACTTCTCTTCATATTTTTGAACAGCCTGCTTTACAGATTGCGCATAATTTGTAGATGCAATATATTCACCGCTATGTTTGTTGTGAAGATCGATTTTTGGGTTTGACTCGTGATAACCATATGGGCGAGTCGCTTCTTCTACGGTATCAATTTCTTCGTGCAACTTGATTGAGCTAACCAAATTGTTTTCTTTACCATGTTCTTTTTCGTGCCTGTAAAATTCATCCCAGATGGATTTATGTGCAGCAGAACCTGGTTTATTTTGCTGTTGATTAGCACCTTTGAAAGTACCATAACCTTTTGGGTTACCAACGACATTATTACTCTTATCATGGATGTAATAACGGCCAGGAACCTTTTCCACACCTTCACTAATAGAAGACGCTGCGCGTAACGCACGGAGACTAAGCTCTTGCATTACTACACTTTTAGCTTCTTCAATATTCAATGTTTCAAATTGTTCTACTAACTTCATTCTGTCGCTCCAGTTGGGTTATTTGGGTCAATCCCATATTTATTTAATACATCCATTTCAAGTTTCTGTTGCACCAGCATATCTTCTTGATTAGACCGTTCCATTTCTTCAATCTCTTGATCTGTGAGTCGCATAATCTTACGCAACACCATACGCCGATCGATATACTTACCGACATAAGGGTCAGCTAATTGAACGCTTAACAAACGCTCTTTAAGCATTTCAGATTCTTTAATCTCAGAGTAAAAGTTATCAGCAACATAGTTGAATGTAATATGTGGCTTGATTGCTTCCCAGTCTTCAGAAGTCGCAATACCTTTTAAGATAATATTGGTTTCAAGAATATCTAAGAATAATCTATTTAACTTTCGACGCAGTTTATCAATAAACTTAGAAAACTTAATTTCATCGCGGGAGATTTCATTTTCTCTACCCATGTTAAACGCACTCTGATTTCCACTCAAACGAGAGATAGGAATATTCAAAGACTGATATAATCTATTCTGGAAGTATTTAACGTTCTCGATACTTCCCAAATCACCAGCACCATCTAGCGTAGTAATTTCGGTTGCCTTACCACCAGATGTGCGCGGCAACCAAATATCTTCTAAAATAGAAGTATGTTTTTTGTCATCGCGAATAACACCAGTAGAGGCATCATAAACTTGCTTGTTCTTATATCGTGACATAACATCACGAATATGCTGCTCACCCTTAGTTTTTGTCATGCCGTTAACATCAACGTAAAAAATACGTCGTTGTGGCGCACGAACTAAACGATGAATAACTTCAGCATCTTCCATCATGCGAAGCTGATTTAGTGGGCGAATTGCTTTGTGCAAATAAGACAACACATTACCACTGTTTTTATCAATAGGCCCAAATGGGCAATAAGCAACAGCATCAACAGAGATTTTTAATCCCATACCTTGCGCACCAAGCGTACTACCTTTATTCGCATAAACATAATACTCTTTTTGACCAACAACAACATCAACTTGTGTTTTTGGGTCTTTTTGTTTTTGAATTTCTACAACTCGCTTTAGACGTTCAACGTCAAATGGGCGCAACTCAATAACCCCAGTAGAGGGGTTATCTTTATTTAATACTTTGTGGTACGCAATGCGACCATCAACATATGCACTACGAATAATATCAGGCGCATTTTCTTGGAAGTTCAGCATACGCAAAACTTCATCAAACTCTTCGATAATAATATCTTTTGTCTTTTCCGACATGCCCTTAGCAACATCTTCTGTAAAATCTAAGGTAACAGGTTGTTTCTGTTCGTCGTAAATAACCACTTCATTGACAATTTCATCAATTGCCATATCAATATCGGAGATAAGTGAAATCTCACGATACTTACGAACTAACTCACCCTCGCCACCGGCAGAGGATGGGTCAATATCAATTGAGAACGAATTGTATGCAGCAGTACCAGCAACACTCGTGTCAATAACCATTCCCCCGTCTTGATTATCGGCGGGTAGGAATGATTTAGGCTGTAGGTTATCCCTGGCTCTCTTAATCTGAAAGCCAAAGATGGTCATGCCTGTATTATCAAGTTGTTCTGTAGTCTGTGCCATTCAATTCCAAATAAATGATGTTAATCACTTATTTATAGTTAGAAATTAAATCGTATCCCACTCATCAACGGAGAATTCAACTTGGAATTCTTCGATGTTTGTAGATGCGCCAAAATCCAACTGAATTTCAGAAATTGCTTGAGGCCAGCAATTAAACATTTTGTATGTTTTAATTGGGTTGTCATTACGATCCAATTGCTGTACAATCAAATCACGCTCATACGACTGTGGCTGCAAACGACCAACAAGAGTACGATGATCCAACACACCCTTTGACCAGCGCTCAAGAGCATTGCGAATCAAAAAGTCGTTATCGTTAATCACGGTGACTGTCCAGTTTTGGAATACACGCTCACCAGCCAGTTTAATTGGGCGACCACGGAAAGGCACATCAATAGGTTGAATAGTCGATGCAGGTAAAGTTGTAGCTTTAATTAAAAACTCACCCTTAACTGCAGCATCATTACCTGCAACCCACTCAGGAAATGTCAGCATAACTTTGAACTGGGTGGGACGAGCGCCCCCGCCAGACAACATTGCTCGGAATTGGTCAATACGTGTTGCCATTTTGTTTTCTTCTTTCTAATTAAACAGATGCGGCTGTATCAAAAGATACAGAACCATTAGCTGCGGTAAATGTAAGTGTGATGCCATTGATGCTGTAGTTAGGAATAACGATAATCTTTCCAGCAAACTCGTTAGCAGCAATAACGGCGTCAGTGTTATTTGTTTTATCGCAAATAACAGTAAATGCGCTAATACCGCGACGACCTTGCACACCACGCAAGTAAGGCTCCACAGCAGCGATAAACTGTTGACGAGTAATTTCATCGTTGAAATCAAACAATTGATACTTGGACATACGGGCAATCGATTTTTCCAAAACAAGGAAAAGACGACGCACGTTAATGCGATCAAATGCGCTTGGCTTTGTGGTACCAGTCTTATCACCAAAAAGGATAGTACCTTGATTTGCAAAGGTAACAACAGAGTTAATAGACTGCTTGTACAGTGCATCGCGCTCAGTTTGGTTAGGATTCCATGCAAGTTTAGTTACGCCCTTGACTTGACCCTTTGTATAACCTGCAGGGCTATACCATGTCTCATGTGTCTGATCAACACGAGCAGCAAGACCAGCAGTATCACTGTTCAATGCAATCCAACGGTATTTGTCGTTGTATTTGTCGTACTGATATTTGAAACCAGAGTCAAAGAATGCGTAGCTAGAGTCACCCATTGCAGTTTTGAATGCAGTAGCATCAGACAATTTAGTTGCGCTAGTGCCGAAAATAGGGAAACCATTAGCCAAAGAAGCGGAAGCAAAAACAACGCAATCACGGCGATATTCACCGATATTATCAACAACGTATTTTGCAACAGTGTGCGAAACGCCACCAACTGGGAACAATGTAATATCGTACAGTTCGGAATCTTTGAAAATATCCCAAGCAGCTTGTAACTCACCGTCAGTAGGTGCATTGTCATCAGTGCCGCCGATCAACTGATATGTGAAGTCGTAGCCAGGTGTAACCGTGTCATTCAGTGAGTCAAATGCGTTAGAAATAACGGATGTGCCCCAGTCAGCAACACCAGCAGGATGATCCATCCAGTAGACATAGCTAGACTGATTGCGGATCACGTTTGCGTAGTAGTTATTCAGACCTTGGAAAGAGATAGCGTCACTGCCTTTGGAAACATACGCAAAACGCTCCAGAACAGCGCCTGGGGTGCCTGTGAACTTACCAGCATCATCGACCACAACAACGTGTAATTCGTCGTTAGAGCCGCCTTTAGACGCAGCGTATTCAGATGTGCTAGGAGCGCCATTGAAAAGGTCTTTGTAAGGCCATGCAGCAAAGGTTGCGGAGTCAGCAAAAGAAACCACCAAACCATTACCCAGCGATCCAGGGTAACGCGCAGCAACAGGGCCTACGCTTGCTTGACCAGCAGCATAAGCAGCATCATATTCATCAACGTTTTTAATCAAAACTGCGCTGCCAGATGCAACAGCGTTTAAGTTGCCGGTAGCAGCACGAACCACATACATTCCACGACTATACGCCAAAAAGTTTGCTACGCCATAGAACGAAGAAAACATGCTGTCATTGGGTTTGCCAAAGACTGAAACTAAAGTATCTTCTGTGTCCAAGAGAATAGGAACCATAACAGGCCCCCATTGAAAAACGCCGACAGTTCCACCCAAAGTGGTAGACGCACCGACTACAGTAATAGAGGCGTCTTTTTCAATGATTTGAACGCCAGGTGATTGCAATGTTGCCATATATGTAGCTCCGTAAATGTGTATGTTGTTTATTTATTGTTTTCTTTTTTTCGTGATTTTTTCATTTCACGAAATCTAGAAAGCATATTGTTATTGATTGGTTTCTCAGGTTGCACTAACCCTGCACTGGCATTAGCAGTTGTGGTAACTGGAACCGCATCTTCAACTAATTGTTTGTCTTGTACCATGTGTTTTTTCTAAATAATCAAGTAATTTAAAATCTAGTGATTCTGCAGACTCGATCAACCCCATAAAATATAGGAATGTATCTGCATCAGAACCACACTTGTATTTAATCAATTGAATTGCAGTTTTGAATGTAAAACAGTTGCCTAAAATAACTATATGATTTAAAATTAAACGATCTTTTAAATCATCCTTATTTAATGCGTAGCGTGAAAGTAGCTTACTCAGATAAGTGACGCGCTTTAAGTCAAGTGCAAACTCTTCCGCAGAGACTGCAAATGGATTATCGTAACTACCTAAAGCAGCACGAAAATATTCCTCATCACTACCAATCAAAGACATCAAATAAACGTACAGTTATTAGAAGACTTCACAAACCAGCTTGCGTCAATACACACTAATGTGATAACACCACGCGCACCTATCGTAACTAAACCACTGCCATAATTTAGATTGGATGGCGTACTGATTTTATTAACGATTGTGATTTCTTGACCTGGCCCACCAACTGCCAACGAATATGACGCAGCCGCCGATAAACCAACTAACGAATTAAGCAAAGAAATTGCCGTGCCTGTTGGGGAAACAGGCGCATTTTTTGTAATACCTGAATTGCCGATATTAGGCAGATTTAAACTTAAAACGCCAACAGACAGTTTTAAGTTTGCACCTTCAGAAACAATCGGCAAAATATCAGTTGCTGCAACCGTAGAAGCAGCGTTAAACTGAGATATTTTTTGATCCACGATTATTCACCAATAATTTGAACGCCTTCAGGCTGCTCAACAACTTCACCAATCACTTGCAGACCAGCAGGTTGCTCAACAACTTCATTCAGAGCCTTTGGCTTACGACCACGTTTTGCGGGTACTTTAACTTCAACTTCTGGTGCGGTTTCTTGCATAACGATTTCCTTTTTTTCCACGATTTCAACAACTTCAACAGGTTCTGCAGCAACTTCAACAGGTGCAACAAAATCTGGGTTCATAGGTTCTTTAACTTCAACAACAGGGGCTTCGACATTGATTGCCTGTTCTGCAGCAAGACGTTCATCCAGACCACGGATCGACACATAGACTTCTTTTGTCACAGGGTCTTGCCATCCAAACTTAGTTGCTACAGCATTTTGTGCCCACAAGGGCTTAGTTTTTAATAGAGACATTCTTACAATCCTTTCGCCAAAATTCTGGCAATAATTTCAATTGGCATTCTATTGCCCATCATTTTCTTAACACGACCACGTTTCTCGGTTGCACCATCGGTGATGGGATCGGGGATGTTTTCGTGTCCTTGTGGCATATTTATACGCTCAAACAATTTCTTTTCACGATGAGCAATTTCATCAGCAGCAAACTCGTGAGTATCTTTTAAATCAGCACCTTCATAATCAGCATCCTTCATATGTTCGCCGTGTTTAAAGAACTTAGCAACGTATTTGCCAGCCTTTGTTTTTACGACTCTAGATGTATATCCGTTACCAGAGTCATAATCCACACCTTCAACAAGGTTTTTGTATTTTTGATAGATATTCATTTAAGCACCTGCAGTTTTAGCCATTTGATTTGCCACAGCAGAAATCACATCTTTGCCGAACCGTGATGTGAATCCTTTACGGCCCTTCAGTGCTGCAACAATTTCTTCTTTCTTTGCAACTTCCGCATCTGTCAACTCACGTTCATCGAGAATTTCTTCTCCAACAACGGCTTCAGATTCTTCAAAAATATGACCTTCGTTTTTGTCATGGTCATAAACTGCGTAGCTGCGATCTTGACCTGGCACTTCTGCGGATGATGTGTGTACACCCTTTTCAATACGATGACGAATGTTGTACTTTTTATCACCATGCTTGGCTTTTACTTTAGCCATCCATTTATCATAGTCAGCTTCAATTTCTTCAAACAAAGAAGTCAAATCAATTTCGCTACCATCCTCACAATCTTCTTTGATTGTGTGTGTCTTGGTGCTGAACTTTTTCATGATAAAAGTTGCTTCAGCATCTTTACGTGAAGTCAATTTTGCAACAGTCGCACCAGTCGGGCCAATGATACGAACTGATTTTTTTGCTTCAGGGGTTTTAGTGCCTGACATCATTTGATTTGCATCAAATTCAGACCGAGTGGCCTCTTGCAAAAAACCAGCATGTTTAGCAGCCATACCCCGCATTACTTTATGCTTTGGGTCTTTGATAGATGATTTAAATTCAGGATGCTCTGAAGGATCAGTAAACATTGCTACTTTTTTGACAGGCTTTCCAAGGCGAGAAACTACAGTTTTAGTTTCTGGATTAACCACGTAGTAGTCATCATCGTTTAGTGCTTCGTCTACCTTCAGTTGTGAAATCCAATGCTTTGCTGTTCCTTGGGCATCATGTTTGTCGTCGGTGTGGTAGTCAGCTTCAGTTTGGTGTTTGCCATCTTGGAAAAACTTCACAATATGCTCACCACTTTCAGAGCATTTATAGACTTTGGCTGTACGTTCTTTTGCGCCTGACTCATGTGTTGAAACAAGGCGGCGTGATTCATCAATGCGATCAGAGAGCTTTTTAGCCTTAAATTGTTCAAACAAGGTGTATGCATTAACTTGTCGTGTTTCGTTCGCTGGAGCCGTTTCTGACGCTTCCTCGACCACTTCCTGGGCAACTTCTTCAATGGCTTCTACGAGAGCGCCTGAAAAAATGTGTTTACCCATACGAGCATATTCAAACCGAGCAACTTGCTCAGACTCGGACAGTTGCTCACCAGCTTGTACTTTTTCTTGCAGGCTTGTAAAACTCGTGGATGGTTTCAATGTACCCAAACGCAGTGCAGTGACGTACTTAATGCTTTCAACCAATTTGCCATGATTAGACTCAATTGCATGTGAAAGAATGTCGTCATCAACTAGCTTTTTTGCGTTTGAATAAGTGTCTTCGGGCAGTTCGGCAATAGTCTTAAATGCGCCAAGTTCTTCCAGTTTAGCCATACCTTCTGCAGCAGCATGTTCGATGCTAGTGTACAAAGAATTGCAGTAAGGCACATCACCAATAACGTTTGCACCATACGTCAATTTTGCAAACACATGGCTAATCACCCAGCAATAACTATCCTCCGCTGTTTTAACAACGGACAATGCAGGTTGACCCATAAACAACACTTCAGCACTACCATTGGCGAGTGCGTTAATGTGCATATGTGCGTGGAGATTTTCTAACTTCATTTTTTATTCCTTAGTGATTGCAACCACCATCCAATTGGTGCGTGAAACTTTATCTAAACGACCAGCCGCCCAGTCTGCAAGACCTTGCTGTTTTTCTTTTGTTGCTTCGTCAAAAATAGCAGCGTAATCGTCTATCAACTTGTTATTTAATTCAATGATTGCTTTGCACATTTCAATGGCTTTGTTACCCACAATTAGGTCGCCTTTGATGCTCTTATTTTTTTGCAAAACATCCATGCTGAGATTGACGTATTCAGCAGACTCGGTAAGTGTTCTCACGTACTCGGAAAGTACATCAATCTGTGCATAGAAATCATCATAGATTTCTTGAAAGAAATCATGGTATTGCTTGAAGTCAATACCTTCGACATTGATGTGATATCCATGCACAGTTAGTGCAGATTCAAAGTGATTAGCAATCGACGTTTTAAGTGTGTCGATAATCATTAGGATGCTCCGTTTTGCGCAACAGTGTGGTCACCTGGTTTATGTGACACGCTTGCAGTTGCATGATGCACACGATCACTTTGTAATGCACGTACCTTAGCAACTAATCGAGTCGCCAACTTTGCAACCAATGCGCGTCGTGCAGGCTCACCAGACTCAAATCGCTCTTTTTCTTGTCGGTTCAATTCAGCAGGGTTTTTGTGAAACATGCGACGTTTCAGCATAATCTCAGCAAGCCTACGGGCACGTGACATGATCACATCGGTACTTGCTGAACGCTGCATTGCGCGAGTTCTGCGCACAGCAATATAGTCAGAATGTTGTGCCATTTTATGACTCAATTTATTGCGACCTGCAAGTGTCAAAACTTCGGTCAAAAGTTCTTCACTCAGTTGCTCTTCTTCCGCCAAAAGGCAGTCAACATCTTCCCACTCTAAATCTTCTACAGTGATATCAATGTTGTCTTCTAGTGCTGCGTTAAACACCAAGTCATCGAAACTTTCATTAGCAGCTTGTGTTGATTCTGGCGAACCAAAAGTGTATGGTAAATTCTGACGAATACCATCAATTCCTGAAGCCATTGCTAACTTAAACAAAGGCCAAAGCACTTCCCACTGTTTGCGACTAGTGTACTTTTCTTTCAGCGCTCTCATTGCTTGAGACACTGTTTGATTTACTGTTTTTGATGGTCGAATCTCCGCAATACTTGCAATGATTTCAGACATGCGTTTACGCTCAATATCAGTCTTTAGCGCTTCCACAATAAACGGCACAGTCTTGTTCTTTTTGCCGTAGAAACCTTCTACTTTCAGAAGCAAATCATATGCACGGTCAATATCAGAATCACCGATTGCATAGTCAAGACATTTAACAATTTGATG